TATGGAGGATATTCTATTCATAGATATGATATGGAAGCAGCAACTAAAAATGGTATAATATATCCATCAATGGATCCAAGTATATTTGAATTAAAATTCCCTAACACAGACATTAAAGGTCGAGTAATAACTTATTAATATGGCATATTATTTTTTATTTCCTGAAAAAGATACAACAATCTATAGTCATCCTGATAGATCAAAAATGAATGCAGGTCATGATGAAATATTAGAAGTAGTTAAAGAAAGAGGATCAACAGATCAAAAATTTTATCCTTCAAGAATTTTAATTAAATTTAAAAATGAAGAAATTACAGATTTAATATCTGAAACTATAGGTCATTCTACTTTTAATAATAGTACTTCAAAAGTTAATCTTGAATTATTTAATGCAAATTCTAAAAATTTAAATGCAACTTTAAATTTAAATGTATTTGCTATATCTCAATCATGGGATGAAGGTACAGGTAGATATTCTAATTTACCAACAAGTTCAAATGGATGTAGTTGGATATTTAGAAATAATACAACTGTAGCTACAGAATGGTTAGGAGTAACAGCATCAAATTTTGCAACAGGTACAACAGGATCAATCACTTCTTTATTAACTCAAGGAGGAGCTAATTGGTATACAGCTAGTGGATTTACTTCTACTCAACAATTTTTAGCAGGTGATTCTTTAGATACTAACTTTGATGTTACAGATATAGTAAAAAAACATAGTGCTAGCTTATTTAATAATAGTACTTTTCCTGTTGGGGCACCTAATAATGGATTTTTAATAAAAAAACCAGAAATAATTGAAGCAGATACAG